ATGCTTAGCGAATTGAAAATCAAGCATGCAGGTGAAGGCATGCACTCTGACGGAGATGGCCTTTACCTGCAGGTCAGCAGCACAGGGGCGAAATCTTGGATATTCCGCTATCAGTTGAACAGGCGCAGGCGAGAGATGGGACTTGGGGCGCTCACGGCGGTGCCCGCCAAAGAAGCTAGGAAAAAGGCCATCAAGGCGCGAGCCCTACTTGCCGACGGCATTGACCCCGTGGATAACCGGGAAAGGATGTTGGCGGAACTGTCTAAGAGGGATGCGCGCGACCGTGCACAACAGGTGACGTTCAAAGCCGCGGCCGAGACGTACATCAAAGCCAATCGTGCGGGCTGGAAAAACTCGAAGCACCTGCAGCAGTGGGAGAACACCCTGGCGACCTACGCGTACCCCGTGTTCGGTAGCGTGCCGGTCGGCGAAGTGGACGATGCTGCAGTGTTGAAAGTGCTTCAACCCATTTGGGAGACGAAGACGGAAACCGCCAGCCGGCTGCGCGGTCGCATTGAGTGCATCCTTGATGCAGCGAAGGCGCGCAAGCTGCGTCAAGGTGAAAACCCGGCGCGGTGGCGTGGGCACCTCGATAAACTGCTGCCGAAGCCTGCCAAGGTCGCGAAGGTGCGCCACCATCCTGCGATGCCTTACAGCGAACTCTCGGAGTTTGTGGCGGATCTAAGAGCTGTGGATGGAGTGAGCGCGCTTGCGGTGGAATTTCTCATCTACACGGCTGCGCGCAGTGGCGAAGTGTTGCGCGCGACGTGGGATGAGTTTGCGCAAGACGGCACGCTTTGGTCCATTTCTGGCGATCGGATGAAGGCTGGACGGGCGCACCGTGTTCCCCTTTCCGAAGCCGCACAAGAGGTGCTGAAGCGCGCCAAAGCAATCGCCCAAAGCCAGTGGGTGTTCCCCGGCGTGCGGAGCGGACAGCCTATGACCGATATGTCGCTCACAATGTTGCTGCGTCGCATGCGGCCCGGCTATACCGTCCACGGGTTTCGCTCTTCGTTCCGCGATTGGGCTGCCGAACAAACGGAGTACCCTTCCGAGATGGCCGAAATGGCGCTGGCGCATGCGGTAAGCGACAAGGTCGAGGCGGCTTATCGTCGTGGAGATATGCTCGAGCGGCGACGGCAAATGATGCGAGACTGGGCCGCCTGGTGCGCTCCAAGGGTAGCTTCTGCTAAAGCCAGTTGAGCAGACAGCTATGTGCCAGATGAAGTAGCCTCTATCGTCTGGTCAGCACGAGCTATACAGCATGGGGAAACGCGGATTTACCACCCAAGAAGCCCAGGCATACCTGGGCGTGCGGCGCCGGTTCTTCGACACCAACATAGCGCCGCGACTGGTCGGCAAGGGGACCCGTGCGGGTCCTTCCATCATCTACGAGCGCTTTGACCTCGATGCCGCCTGGGACGACTATAAAGCTTCAAGGTCTACAGCCTCGCCAGCCGACGCGCCGGTCGCGAAGTCCCCCTTGGGGTCGGGCACGAAGTTGAGCTTCAGCGAAGCAAAGCAAGCGGTGATTTTGGCGGCGCGTTCGTCTAAAGAATAGGCGGCAACGAAATCTATTCACAAGCGACGTCAGCTTCTATATACTGAGGTTGTCCCTGCTCAACAGGGACCAGGTTTGGCGACCTGGAATCACATCGGCGGACGACCGCCATAAGGCGGTATTTTTACGTCCATACGCTTTTGCGCACCCTCTTCGGGCGGGCGATTGCGGGGATACCTTCGGGTATGCCGGGTTCCTTTGTGTCCGGTTCGCCAACCCTGCTTTCTGCCCGCCCACCTCATTTGGCGATGAGCGGCGGGCCTACCTCACGAAGGAGGCCGCCATGGCTAACCAAATCCCCGTCTCGATTCTTGAATTTCCCCATAGCACCCCTAGCGACGAAGCGCTGCAGGCCACGCCCGCGCCATTGCGCCGTGTTGTCGAGCTCGCAAGCTTCACGGAAGCGGTCGCAGGTGACGCAGCTAGGATTTTGGCGGTGCTGCTGAACAACAGCGTCGAGCGCGAAGCACGCACCAGTGACGAGGGCATTGAAGTGGCCCCCCCTCTCTCTTCGGCCACGGAGCAAGCCCTGTTGCGGCTCATGGCCAATACGTTCCAACTGCTCGAACGCGAAGCTAGCGTTGCGGCGACTGGTGTATCAGGAACATAAGCAAAGGCTAATTTTCTGTCGCAATCAGGCAACGCGAGGACGCCACAGGCGCCTCGCTACGCTCAATTCGAGTCAATGGGGTGGGTCAGAAATTGTTCAACGTCATACAATGTCAATTCGGCTACGGCCGCCTAAATCGCCTTGCGCAGTGGGCTAGCACTCGCGTGGTACGGGTAACGTCCCCGAAGCCTATCTGGCTGAAGACGGAGAGGACTAAGCCCCAGGCAACTCCGCGTCCAGGGAATGTCCTCCCTCCGATTTTGATCGGAGCCGGCAGATTGCGGATCAAAATGCCCGGCGCTCGCCGGGATCCGCTGCCGGCGCTCTCTTCCCATGCAAGCCGGCGGCATTGTTCCAATTCGGAGCTTGCCATGCAGAACCCTGCACCAATCTTTCTTCGCGCCAAGCAGATCCTTGGTGACAAAAAAACAGGCGTCCCGCCAATTTTTCCCGTATCACACACGACTTGGTGGAACGGCGTTAAGTCCGGTCGTTTCCCTGCACCTGTACGCTTCGGAAAGCGTATGACGATGTGGCGGGCCGAAGATATCTACCGCCTGCTCGAGCAAGGTGCGCCATGAGGCATCACAGCAGGAGCAACAAAGATCCGTTGGCCGCGGTGTACGCGGCCCGGCTGACCCACCTGCGCAAGATCGCCGAGGACGAGGGCGGCCAGGACGCGCTGGCGCGGCGCCTGGGGGTCAGCCAGCCTTGTATATCCCAGCTCATCGGCAAGAACCCGGAGCGCAACATCAGCGAGCGCACCGCGCGCCGCATCGAACGTCTGCTGCAGCTGCCTGTGGGCATGCTGGATCTTACGCCGGTGGGCGTCCTACGAATGGAAGACGAGTGCTTAGTCCATACAGTAGATGGTGACATGACAGAGTTCTGGCGCGCGGTACCCGGCTATGAAGCAGCCTACGAAGTTAGCAGCCTTGGCCGCGTGAGATCTATTCCGCGATTGACGCTACGCGGCCGACGTGTGGGAGGTGAAATTATGCAATGCGCGCGAGGGAACAATGGCTACTACAACGTGACACTGAAAGTGGATAAATCGGTGAAGCGCTTTGGGGTGCATCAGTTAGTCGCACGAGCCTTCATCCCAAACCCCGAGGGGCTACCGGAAATCCATCGCATCGACGGCGACCCTGCCAACAACTCCGTGGACAACCTCGAATGGGTGTCGCACGTCGAGAACATGCGGCGGGCCGCTTTGAATGGGCGGCGGCCGCTGGGCGAAGCCCACGGGCTCCATCGGTTGACCGAAGCCGATGTGCGGTCAATTCGTTGCCTTGTCGCCGCGGGACAGTCGGCGCGCGGAATCGGGTGCCAATTCAATGTGAGCAAAACTACCGTGCTAAGCATTGCAGCAGGCCGTACCTGGGGCCATGTTGTTTGAGGAGTTGAACATGTTGTATATCAGCAACTGGAACTATGCGCCTGGCAAATCGCTCCCCATCGCAGAACTGCAACGCGGCTTGGCAACAGTCGAGACCGCCGAGGCAGCCGCACGCTCGGCCTTTGAGTTCGCCAACGAATGGGGCAATCGCGCTATGCGGGATACGCACTGGCGCGCATGGCGGGACCTGAAGGACCTTCGTGAAAAACTGGCCCATGATATTGCCAATTTGGGTGCTAGCAAATGAGCGCGCCTCCGAGCATTCTTTCGCCCGCAGTTGCTGACATTCCGGCGGCGTTACGAGCCTATCCGGCGCGCTGGTGCGTATGGGAGGCTGTCTGGTCGGAAGAACGGACCAAGCACATCAAAGTGCCGAAGAATCCACTCAACGTATCCCGCAGTGTTTCGAGCAATCGGGACGCGGGCTGGAGTGACTTCGATACCGCTGTTGCGGGCTACGACGTCCTGAGCTTGGTCGGCGAGGGTGGGTTGGGCTTTCGGATGTCGCAGCAGTCGTCGCTTGTCGGCATCGACCTTGACGGCTGCGTGGGGCCAGACGGCGAGCTGCAGCAGTGGGCCGCTGAGATCGTGGCGCGAGCTAGGAGTTATGCAGAACTCTCGCCTTCCGGTCGCGGCGTGCGCATCTTCCTTAAAGCCTCCATCTCGCGGGATTGGGCAAAGCCGATTGAAGTGTATGGCGGGAACGGCGGGCGATACCTGACCGTGACGGGGCACCGGCTACCCGATGTGCCGGCTGACGTGATGCAGGCGCCGGAAGGTTTCTTTGATTGGTTGAGCGCTACGCACGGTCCGGACACTATCGAACGGCCCGAACGCGGCACATCAGCATCGCTACAAAGTGATCTGGATCGCACCGTGACGCTGCATCGCGTGTCGGACGAGACCATCGCGGACGTGCTGTCTGCGATGACCGCATTTAGCGTGGAAGACGCCGACGGTTACGCCTTCTGGGCCGAGATGGGCCTGGCACTCAAAAGCTTGGCGCAGGCCGGTCACGAGACACAGGCGCTCGACATGTGGCATGCCTTCAGCGGGCTGTCACCGAAGTACGAACCCGTGGACGCACAGCGCAAGTGGGACGAAGACCTGGAGCCTCAGGAGCTCACCTACCAATCTATCTTCAAATGGGCGGCGGATCGCGGCTGGGTCAACCCGAAAAGCGCTCAGGCGCTCAAGGCCAGCGCCACCGCTGACACGCGCCTTGACCGCACCGACGCCGGGAACCTGGCACTGCTAGCCGAACTGACTAACGGTGATCTGCGGTACGTGACTGAGACGAACTCTTGGCTGTTCTGGAACGAGGGGCGGTGGCGGGTTGACGCCGCCGGGCTGGCGGCGCAGTCGCAGTCGCTACGCGTGGCCGAGTTCTACTACGCTAAGAGTGCGGAGATGCGCAAAAAGGCAGGTGACCCGACCCATGACGACAAGGAGCGCAAGGCGATAACCAAGGCGGCGGACAATCTGGACAAATGGGCGGCCCACTGCCGCAATCGCAGCGCCTTGCTGAACATGCAGGGGTTAGCCAAATGCGACTCGCGCTTTGCGGTGTCGATTCTCGAGCTGGATCGCGACCCGTGGCTGTTCGGGGCAGAAAACGGCGTGGTGGACTTGCGTACCGGTCAGTTACATGACGCCGGCCGGGATGCCTTCGTGACCCGCCGCGCGCCTGTTGCGTTCGATGCCGGCGCGCTCGCACCGCGGTGGCGTCAGTTTATCGACGAGATTACATCCAAGCCCGATCCCCGAGCGCCGGGCGGTTACCGCATGCGGCCGCACCTGGCAAGCTACCTACAGCGGGCGCTAGGCTACAGCCTCACCGGTCTGGCCAGGGAGCACAAGATGTTCATCGCGGTCGGGGAGGGAGCCAACGGTAAGAACGTGCTGCTCGACATCCTGACCTGGATCATGGGCGACTACTGCCAGACGATTGCGCCTGAGGCGCTGATGGCGGGCAAGGGGGACGCCGACGCCGAGAGGCCTACCCCCAGTGCGCGTAAGCTGGCGGGCGCTCGCGCAGCGATCAGTAGCGAGAGTAAGGAAAATCAGCGGCTAGATGTAGCGCTGGTCAAGCGTCACACGGGCGACGGCTACATGACGGCGCGCGGGCTACACGAAAGCCCCTTCACATTCGAGATCACGCATAAGCTGTGGCTCATGACCAACCACAGGCCGGACCTCGACCACGTCGATGACGCAGTCCGAGGGCGCCTGCATCTAGTCCCGTTCGACCGGCGCTGGAACCGGCCCGGCGCACCGACGCGCGATCCTCAACTGCCCGACGGTGATAAGGACTTGGTGGGCAAGCTCAAGGCCGAGGCCGCGGGCATCCTGGCATGGTTGGTAGCGGGCGCGGTGGCTTATGGGGGTGACGGCCTGGAGCCGCCAGCCGAGGTGTCCGATACGACGAACACCTATTTCCGCGCACAGGATCCGATTGGATTGTGGCTTGGTGAGCGCGAGCAATGCGACCCGAAGGACGGATCAAAGGCCTCTGCACTTTTTGAAGACTTTCTTAACTGGTGTCGGGAAGAGGGGCACGACACGAGTGCGGGCGGCAACCAAACCGCATTTTCTGCACGTCTCAAACGAGAGGGGGTCCTGTTTAAGAAACTAAAAACTGGGAATTTCTACGGTTTGAAGGCCGATGAGAGCGGTTTTGACTAGAAAAGGTGGAGGGGTGGAGGGTGTGGAGGCACTTCCTACATTTTCCCATATGGAGACTCATAATTTTGATTTTAAAAAAAAACCTAGGAGGTGCCTCCACACCCTCCACCCCTCCATCTTGCGGATTTTTACGAGCCCAAAAACCTGCTGGAATTTGCGAATACGCGGAAATCAACAAGTAGTGAGGTGACCATGAAATACACAGAATTTTCTCAGTGGCTTGGCCAACAGCGGGAACGGAACGACCCTGTGGGCGACTTGGCGCGAGACGCGTTTGACGACAAGCGAACCCACAAGCTTCGAAGCCTTGCCGAATGGTTGTCGTACTTGGACAGCGTAGGCGTCGGCTCCGGTGATCCTGCGGCATTGGCGTGCAAAAAGGCCTGGGCGGAGTACGAGGCGGGGTTGAATTGGTAGCGCTGGCGCAGCCAGCCGACCGTTTAAGGAGGGAGCCATGGCCCGAATCACGGTAGGGGTGAACGAGCGTGGCGCCCGGATAGGGGAGGACCACCCGAGGGCCACGCTCACGGATCACGATGTGGAGTTGATGCGCCAGATGCACGAGGTGGAAGGAATCGGCTACAAGCGGCTGGCCAAAATGTTCGACACCAGCGTGGCGCAGGTCCGCAACATCTGCCTGTACCGCCAGCGAGCGCAGACGGCCAGCAGCTGGCGAACCATCTCCGAGGGCAGTTGAGCAGAGGTGTACATGCTTCGGGCGGCGGAATTTACCGTCCCGAGCATGCAGACCATCCGGACACCTGAAAAAGATTTCGCGTTCCTGGCCTCGTTGGCCGACACGGGGAACGTGACGAAGTCGGCCGCCGCAGTGGGTGCGAGCCGAAGCGTCGTCTACGAATGGCGCATGGCCGACGAAGAGTTCGCCAAGGCGTGGGACCAGGCCATACGCGTTGCTACCCTCGGCTTGGAAGACGAAGCCCGCCGCAGGGCGCAAGAGGGTGTCGACGAGCCCGTTTTCTACCTGGGCGGCCAGTGCGGCACGATCCGCAAGTACAGCGATACGCTGCTGATCTTCCTGCTGAAAGCCCATGATCCCAAGTATCGAGAAAAGACGGGCCTAGAGCTGACCGGCGCCGGCGGCGGCCCAGTGCAGATGAGCGATTCGCAAGTCGCCGGCCGCCTGGCCGCCCTCATCGCCGTGGCGCAGGCCCGCCAGGCGCAAGAAGCGAGCGACGAGCCGGGCGCGGACCTGGTGTAGGGGCGCTATGGGAATCTACAGCTTCGAGATGGGCGCGATTCCAATGGAAGTCGTGGTCTGCTTCACGGAGTCGCAATTTCGAACTGCGCTGCGGAAGCGCAAAGCGGAATACCCAGACTGCGGTCTCACCGTGAACGGATCAGCTACTACGCACTTCTTCAACGCGCCCGGCGGGCGACTGCTTACAGTCATTGCGATGTGCGCCAAGACTGCCGGAGAGCATGGGCCGATTGAGATAGCAGGCCTGTTGACCCACGAAGCTGTGCACGTCATGCAGGAATGCCGGCGATGGATGCGAGAAGACGAGCCCGGGGCTGAATGGGAGGCCTACACGGTGCAGTACGTCGCGCAGAACGCCATGACGGCTTGGTGCGGTCATGTGGCTCGGGGCGCACCATGAACGGATACTTCTTTCTGACCGGCCTGGGGCTGCTTTTTTTCGGCGAGCCGCTTCTTGCGTGCTGGTGCTGGGCGATGGGGGCCATCGTCGAGCTATGAACGCGTCCGAGATCCTGCAGCTGCTGCGCTATCTGACCCCGGCCGAGCGCGCCGAGGTTGAAGCCATCTTGGCGCAGGACAAAACCATCTGGCGCCCGCTGCCCGGGCCGCAGATGATGGCGTACGACAGCACGGCCACGATCATCGGGTACGGCGGCGCGGCCGGCGGCGGCAAGACCGATCTTGCATGCGGCAAGTCGCTGACGCGCCACCAGAAGATCCTGGTGCTGCGGCGCGAGGCCACGCAGCTGACCGGCATCGTGGATCGCTTCACGGAGCTTCTGGGCAGCCGCGATGGCTACAACGGCGCCGAGCGCATATGGCGTCTGCCAGGCCGCCAGATCGAATTCGGATCCACGCCTAACCCTGACGACTGGAACAAGTACCAAGGCCGCCCGCACGACCTGCTGGTGTTCGACGAGGCCGCCAACTTCCTGGAAGGCCAGGTGCGCGCGCTGCTCGGCTGGTTGCGTTCGGTGGATCCGACGCAGCGCTGCCAGGCGTTGCTCACGTTCAACCCGCCAACCAGCGCCGAAGGGCGGTGGATCGTCGATTTCTTCGCGCCCTGGCTCGACCCCAAGCACCCAAACCCAGCCCAGCCGGGTGAGCTGCGCTGGTTCGCCACCGTGGACGGCAAGGATATGGAATGCGCCGACGGCACGCCGTTCGAACACAACGGCGACCTCATCACGCCCCTGTCGCGCACCTTCATCCCGTCGCGCGTGAGCGATAACCCGTACCTGATGGGGACCGGATACATGGCCACCCTGCAATCCCTGCCCGAGCCGCTGCGCTCGCAGATGCTCTACGGCGACTTCCAGGCCGGCATGGAAGACGACGCCATGCAGGTCATTCCCACGGCCTGGGTGGAGGCGGCGCAGGCTCGCTGGAAACCGATGCACAACAAGCCGCGCATGGACAGCGTGGGCGTGGACGTGGCGCGGGGCGGGCGCGACAACACCATCATCGCGCGGCGCCACGGCTGGTGGTTCGACGAGCCCCTGGCCTACGCTGGCAAGTCGACGCCCGACGGCCCGAGCGTGGCCGGCGTCACGATCGCCGCGGTGCGCGATAAGTCGCCCATCCACATCGACGTTGTGGGCGTCGGTGCGAGCCCGTACGACTTCCTGGTGCAGGCCGGCCAGCACGTCCTCGGGATCAATGGCGCCGAGGCTGCGCCAGGCACGGACAAGTCCGGCCGCCTGACCTTCGCCAACACGCGCAGCCACGATTGGTGGCGCATGCGCGAGGCGCTGGACCCCGTCGCGGACAACGGCATCGCCTTGCCGCCTGACCGCCAGTTGCTGGTTGACTTCTGCGCGCCGGTCTGGCGCCTGCAGGGGCGCACGATCTACGTGGAAAGTCGTGAAGACATCATCAAGCGTATCGGCCGGTCACCGGACTGGGCCAGCGCATACATCCTGGCCCTGCATGACACGCCCCGTGTCGAGGACATCACGGGTGTACATACCCGGCAACGCGGCTCCTACGATCCGTACGCAAACCTGAACCGATAGGACGGATCTCCCCATGTGCGAACCCACGACCATTGCCCTAGGAGCCGCCGCGCTGGCTGGTGGGGCGGTGTTGTCGTCCGCTATGGCGCCGAGCGTACCCAAGGTCGAACCAACCACGCCGCAGCAGCCCCAAACGAAGCAGAGCGAGAAAGCCGCAAATGTCGACCAGCTGCGACGCAATAACAGCGGCAACGGCATCAACGTGGGTCCTGGTGCGTCCACAGGCAGCACGCTTCTGACTGGGCCGGGCGGCATCGATTCGTCCGGCCTTTCCCTCAACAAGAACACGTTGTTGGGGGGCTAGCCATGTGCATAGCGCCAGGGATGGGCCGTGACTATTGGAAGATGGGTGTGGCCGGCATGACCCAGGATGAGATCAATGCACTACCCACCTACAGCGGCGGCTACGATGCGGATGCCGAGGCCAACGGGACCAGGCAGGCAGGCATGAACGCCATGCAGGTGCTGCGCGATGCGGCTATGGAGCAGTGGAAAGCCGATAACCCAGGCCGGCACCAAGCGGCTTTGCAGGAGCAGAGCGGTCAGCCCGTAGCGCCCCAGGCCGCACAAAGCGCACGTAAAGGCGCCGGCGGATCTGCTGGCGGCAGTTCGGCATCGTCGATCGACACACTGCTCACGGGCGGGGCCACTCAAGGCGTCGACCCGGCTGCGCTTGACCTGTCCAAGAACACGTTGTTGGGGCTGTGACAATGGCAGCCCTGAACGTGCCCCGCGACAAGTACCTGACCCGCTATTCGGCATTGCAGACCGAACGCTCAAGCTGGGACGGCTTCTGGCGTGAGCTTACCGACTTCATCCTGCCCTACAGTGGCCGATTCTTCACGTCGGACCGCAACCGCGGCACGCGACGCTTCAACAACATCTACGACCCCACTGGCACGCTGTCGGCGAACACCCTGTCAGCTGGCCTCATGGCGGGCATGACCAGCCCGGCGCGCCCATGGTTCCGCCTGGCCACGCCAGACCCGGCGCTGATGCAGTACCACTCCGTCAAGGTATGGCTGTCCGATGTCACCAAGCTGATGCTTGACGTGTTCGCGCGTTCGAGCACCTACAACAGCCTGCAAAGCATGTACCAGGACTTGGGCGTGTTCGGCACCGCCGTGAGCTTCGTGCATCCGGATTTCAACGACGTCATTCACCATTCACCATTGCCGGTGGGCGAGTTCTATCTCGCCACGAACAACCGCGGCGACGTCGACACGCTGTACCGCGAATTCGATATGACCGTGGCGCAGTTGGTGAAGCAGTTCGGAATCGAGAACGTCAGCCCGACTGTGAAGTCGCTCTATGACAACGGCACCTTGGACAGTTGGATCACGGTGGTGCAGTGCGTCGAGCCGAACGTGGATCGAGACCCGAAGCTGCGCGATGCGCGCAACATGCCCTTCACCTCGGTGTATTTCGAGCACGGGCAGACGCCGGAGAAATACCTGCGGCGCTCGGGCTTTGAAGAGTTCCCCGCGCTGGCGCCTCGGTGGCAGGTGTGGGGCGGTGACGTGTATGGTGTGGGGCCGGGCGGCCTGGCGCTGGGCACCGTCAAAGGCCTGCAGCACCGCCAGCTGCGCCTGGCTGAAGGGTTGGACTACACCACGAAGCCCCCGGTGCAGGCACCGACCGCACTCAAGAATCACGACATCGACATGCTGCCGGGCGGCGTGACCTTTGTCGACGCCGCCAATCCAAATGCTGCGATCCGACCGGCTTGGCAGGTGCAGCTTGATCTAGCCGGCATGCAGGCCAACATCCAGGATACGCGAGAAATTCTGCGCTCGACGTTCTATGCCGACCTCTTCCTGATGCTGGCCAACGTCGACGTGCGCATGACCGCGACCGAGGTGGCCGAGCGGCACGAGGAAAAGCTGCTCATGCTGGGCCCGGTGCTGCAGCGGCTTCACAACGAGATGCTCGATCCGATGGTCGAGATGGCGTTTCATCGCCTGGCAGCCGCCGGCGCGCTGCCACCCCCGCCGCCCGAGCTGGAAGGCGTGGACCTGAACATCGAGTTCGTATCAATGCTGGCCCAGGCCCAGCGCGCGATCGGCGTTAACAGCACCGACCGCTATGTCATGACGCTGGGCCAGGTAGCGGCGATCAAGCCCGAAGTTCTGGACCGGTTGGACGCTGATGCACTGGCTGACAGCTACGCGGATCAGCTCGGTGTTGATCCGCGCTTGGTGGTACCGCTGGATCAGGCTGTGCTGGTGCGTCAGCAGCGCGCCCAGCAACAGGCCGCTATGCAAGCCGCAGCCACTGCCGAGCAGGCGGCTACCGCGGCGCAGCGCTTGGGCGCTGTCAATACGGGCGAGCGCAATGCGGCAACGGACCTCATCAACCAGTTTCAGGGATACAGCATCCCGCAATAGGTGCCGCCATGAACCTGATCGACATGAAGCTGTCGCCCGAAGAGGCCAAGGAGATGGACTGCTCGGCCGGCTGCCTGAGCGCCGAAGACGGCGGTCCCAAGTACCCCTGGGGACTGATTCTGTCCTTGGACGACGACACCTTGCGCAAGCTTGGTGTGGCGGAGCTGCCCAAGGTTGGCCAGCAAATGCGGCTGATGGCGGTTGTTGAAGTCTGCACCACGAGCCAACACGCGAATCAGGAGGGAACCGACAAGTGCATCTCCCTGCAGATAACGCAACTCGGCCTGGACGGCGCGGGGCCGGATGCCGCGCAAATGCTCTATGGCTAAGGGTGTACATGCTGCGGGCCTTGGCTTCCAGAATCCAGGCGCATGAGTTCCACCAATTACGACCCTCTCAACCCGTCGGTTACGGAAACGGACCGCGAGGCCAAGCGTGAAGACGCCAAGCACGAATCGCGGGTGGAGTCGGACGACATGAAGTGGCTCATGGGAAACCATCGGGGCCGCCGCATCGTGTGGCGCCTGCTTTCACGGGCCGGTGTTTATCGCACGTCCTTCAGCACGAACGCCATGCAGATGGCGTTCAACGAAGGCAACCGGAACGAGGGGCTGCGGCTGATGACGTCGCTGCTCCAGAACTGCCCCGAACGGTACGCCGAAATGCTCCAGGAGCAGAAAAAGCATGACCACCGAAACCCAAGCGACGACCGGAACAACGCCAACTGATCCCGGCACGCAGCAAGCCGCGGCCGCACCGGCGACCCAGGACACCACCGTCCTGACCGCTGAAGCCCCCGCGACCGAGCAGCAAGCGCAGACCACGCGAGAAGGTGCAGCCCAGGCCGGCGACAAGCCGACTACCGAGGCCAAGCCGGATGGCGAGGAGTCCAAGGAAGAGGGCGCCAAGCCCAAGGCCGACGACAAGCAAGCGGGCGCGCCCGAGCAGTACGAGGACTTCGCTGCGCCTGAAGGGGTGCAGCTGGACGCCGAGCTGGTTGGCGATCTGAAAACCGTCGCCAAGGAACTGAACCTGTCGCAGAAGGATGCGCAGCGCGTGGCCGATCTCGGCCCCAAGCTGATGCAGAAGCTGCAAGGGAAGCAGGCCGAAGCGTTCGCGCAGATCCGCCAGAACTGGGCGGACCAAGCGAAGGCCGACAAGGAATACGGCGGGGAAGCATTCGCCGAGAACTTGGGCGCGGCCAAGAAGGCCCTCGATTCGTTCGGCACCCCGGAACTGCGCACGTTGCTCAATGAGTCCGGCATCGGAAACCACCCGGAACTGATCCGGTTCATGGTCCGCGCCGGCAAAGCGATCAGTAGCGACACGTTCGTCGCTGGGGAAAAGCGCGGCGCCAGCGCCAGCAAGGACCCGGCGAAGACCCTGTACCCGAACCAAGCATAAGGAGCCTTCACCATGGCAACCCTCCCGAAAGCCGGCGCCGTTACCCTGCTGGACTTCGCCAAGTCGATCGACCCGGATGGCAAGACCGCCACCGTGGTCGAACTGCTGAACCAGACCAACGAAATCCTGACCGACATGATGTGGCTGGAGGGCAACCAGTCCACCGGGCACCGCAGCACGATCCGTACCGGTCTGCCGACCTCTGTCTGGCGCCAACTGTACCAAGGCGTACCGGCCTCGAAGTCGACGCGCGCGCAGGTGGATGATACGTGCGGCATGCTGGAAACCCGCGCCGAAGTGGACAAGGACATCGCTGAACTGAACGGCAACACGTCCGAATTCCGCCTGTCCGAAGCCCAGGCGTTCCTGGAAAGCATGAACCAGACCATGGCCAGTTCGCTGTTCTACGGCGATCAGTCGGTCAACCCCGAGCGTATCACCGGCCTGGCGCCCCGCTTCTCGCTGAAGTCCGCGCCCAACGGCGGCAACATCATCGACGCGGGCGGTACCGGCGCCGACAACACTTCGATCTGGCTGGTGGTGTGGGGCAAGAACACCGCCCACGGAATCTTCCCCAAGGGCTCCAAGGCAGGCCTCATCCATGAAGACATGGGCCTGATCGATGCGTTCGATAGCAACAACAACCGCTTCCGTGCCTATGCCGATCACTGGCAATGGAAGTCGGGTCTCACGCTTCGCGACTGGCGCTATGTGGTGCGTATCGCCAACGTGGATATCAGCGACCTCGTGGGCCAGACCGGCACGCAGGCGCCCACGGCCGCGACCGCCATCATGAAGCTGATGCTGCGTGCGATGGCCCGCATCCCCGCGATGGGCATGGGCACCCCGGTGTTCTACGCCAACCGCACCGTCAAGGAAATGCTGTCGATTGCCGCGCTGGACAAGTCGCAGAACGCGCTGGCCATCGAGGCCGCCACCAACCAGTTCGGTACCGTGGCGCCTGGCAGTGTCGGCAACGGCACGCTGCGGTTCTTCGGCGTTCCGGTGCGCACGGTCGATCAGATCCTGTCCACCGAAGCCCAGGTCGTCTAAGGCAAGGAGCTCACACCATGTATATCGATACCCAGGAAACTTTCGCGGCCGCGCAATCGGTGGCGGCCGCTGCCGGCGACGTGGTCAGCACGAACGTCTACGACACGGGCGCCACGGCTGATACCGGCATCGGCGAGAACTTCTACCTGCTGGCCAAGATGAACGCTGCGCTGGTCGGCGCTGGCGCCTCGATCCAGGTCGTCCTGCAGACTTCGGCGTCCGAAGGTTCGGGCTACACCGATGCCGTGGCCGGCCCCGTCGTGCCCGTGGCTTCGGCCGGCGCCAATGCCAACCTGGCGAAGATCCGCGTGCCGATCGGCCTGAAGCGCTACCTGCGCGTCGTGTTCCGTATCAGCGGCGCGACCACCACGGCCGGCACCGCCAGTGTCTACATCGTGAAGGACGTTGAAGCGCTGCAGTACGGCGCTAGCGGCTTCACCGTGGCTTAAGGGGGAACGACATGCGCGTTATCGCAATCGCTCAAGGCTACGGCGGCAAGGACAAACACGCTCTGCGCGAGCCGGGCGAACAGTTCGAAGCGCCCGATGGCGTGAAAGCCAGCTGGTATGAGTCCGTCGAAGAGGCGGACCCGGCACCCTCCAACGGCAAGAAGGGCAAGCCGCAGTCCGGGCACGACCTGGCGTAACTGCCCCTGCTGTTGAACCAGCGTCGAAAGAGCGGGGGCCAAGTGCCCCCGCTTGTTCTTGGAGCTTGACATGGCGTCCGTCGTCGACATTTGCAATCTGGCGCTCGCGCATCTGGGCGATGAGGCTACCGTATCTAGCATCGATCCACCGGAAGGCAGCGCCCAGGCCGAACACTGCGCCCGCTTCTACCCTATCGCGCGCGACACGGCGCTGGAGGCGCACGAGTGGAACTTCGCCACCACGCGTAGTGTACTGGCGCTAGTGGGCTCGGCATGGCCGTCCTGGTCGTTCTGCTACGAGGTGCCCACGAACTGCATCAAGGCCATCGGCGTGCTGCCGCCCGGGGCATTGGACGATTACAGCGTCGGGCTGCCTGGTGCGGGTAGTTCGGACTTCCTGGGCTACCCGGGCGCGACGCTGGTGCCGCATGGCGCGGTCTATATGCCCCAGGACTACGCCATCGAGACGGACGAGAACAACCGGCGGCTGCTGTATACGAACCAGCAAAACGCCGTGCTGCGGTATACCCAGCGCGTGACCGACACGACGCGCTTTCCACCGATGTTCGTGGACTCGCTTTCCCGCCTCCTGGCGTCCTACCTGGCGGGGCCGGTGGTCAAGGGCACCGAAGGCGTGAGCGTGGCGCAGGCGCAGCTGCAGGCCTACCGCGCGATCATCGCTCAGGCCACCGTGTCGGACAGCAATCAGCGGCAGATCCGGCCCGCCCACAACGTGCCGTGGATCTCGGGGCGATAGTTCATGGCTAGCGTCCGTACGCTTTCCCGCTCCTTCGCCCGTGGCGAGATCAGCCCCGAGTTGTTCGGCCGGGTGGATCTCCCACAATACCAGACCGGGCTGGCCACGTGTCAGAATTTCGTCACTCTGCCGCATGGCCCCGCGCAGAACCGCGCCGGCTTCGAGTTCGTGCGCGCCACCAAGAACAGTGCGCAGCAAAGCCGTTTGATCCCCTTCGCGTTCAACACTGAGCAGACCTTTGCTATCGAGTTCGGCGTGGGCTACGTTCGCTTCCATACGATGGGCGCGACGCTGGTGGATGGCGGTGACAACCCGTACGAAGTCGCCACGCCTTACCTGGAGGCGGATCTCTTTGACCTGCACTACGTGCAATCGGCGGATGTCCTGACCATCGTCCACCCGAACTATGCGCCGCGCGAGCTGCGGCGGCTGGGGGCTTTGAATTGGACGCTGACAACGATCTCCTTCGTCCCCAACATCGCGGCCCCAGCCAGTGTAACGGCTACGGCGCACGCGGGCACGGGAACCGCGAACAACGTCGACCACACCTACGCGGTCACCTCGCTGGCAGTTGACACGCTCGAAGAGTCGTTGATCTCGTCTGCGTCGAACACAGTCAGCAATGATCTGTTCCTGCAAGGTGCTTACAACGACGTCACCTGGCCTGCGGCCAGCGGCGCTACACGCTACAACGTCTACAAGCTGAGTAACGGAATCTGGGGCTATGTTGGCCAGTCTGGCGGTCTTACGTTCCGCGACAACAACATCACGCCCGACATTTCGCAGGCGGCGCCTACGCTGGCGGACCCGTTCAACGGGGCAAACAACTACCCTGCGGCCGTGTCCTACTATGAGCAACGCCGATGGTTTGCCGGCACGCGCAACAAGCCGCAGAACGTGTGGGCAACGCGTTCGGGTACGGAGTCGAATCTCTCATCTTCCATCCCCACTCGGGACGACGACGCTATCGCGTTCCGTATCGCGGCGCGAGAGGTGAACACGATCCGCCACATCGTCCCGCTTTCCAACCTCGTGGTGCTCACTGCCAGCGCCGAGTGGCGAGTGTCCCCCGCGAACTCCGACGTCTTGACGCCCAAGACGGCGTCGCCGAAGCCGCAGTCGTATAACGGTGCCAACAACGTGCAGCCGGCGCTGGTGAATAACAACCTGCTGTACGCGGCGGGCCGCGGCGGCCATGTCCGGGAAATGTCGTACAACTGGCAGGCCAACGGCTACGTGACCGCCGATGTTTCGATCCTGGCACCGCATCTCTTTGATTACCGCACGATCCGTGATATGGCATTCTCGCGGGCGCCGCACCCCATCCTGTGGTGCGTGTCGTCCTCCGGGGAACTGTTGGGGCTTACCTATGTGCCTGAACAGCAAGTGCAGGGTTGGCACCGGCACACCACAACGAACGGGCGTTTCGAATCGGTGTGCTGCGTGGCCGAAGGTGACGAGGACGTCCTCTACACCATCGTGCGCCGCACCATAAATGGCGCGCAGGTGCGGTACGTCGAGCGCCTGCACTCCCGTCTCATGCCCAGCCAAGTCGATGCATTCTTCGTGGACTCCGGGTTGACCTATAGCGGCGCGCCGGTGACTGTGCTCTCGGGGCTGGGCCATCTCGAGGGGCAGACCGTTAACATCCTGGCGGATGGCGCGGTCATGCCGCCGCAGATCGTCAAGGCCGGGTCGGTAACTATCGAGCACGCCTCTAGCAAAGTCCACGTCGGCTTGCCGATTCAGGCGGACATCATCACGTTGCCGCTCGCATTCGAAACACAGGCAGCGGGCCAGGGGCGAGTGAAAAACGTGAACTGCGTCTGGCTGCGGCTCAATGAATCGTCGGGGGTGCAGGCGGGCCCGGCCTTCAATAAGTTGGAGCCGACCAACCCAGCCCTCCTTACGCAGGTCAAACAGCGCACAGACGAACCGTATGGCTCGCCGCCTCGGTGGATCTCTGGCGAGTACAAGCATGTGATCAAGGGGGCATGGACGGATGGCGGCCAGATCTATGTACGACAAACGGACCCGCTGCCGGTGACGCTTGTGTCCATGACCATCGAGGCGGCAATTGGGGGCTGATCTAGTCATTCGAGCCGCGGTGCCATCAGACGCCGCGGCCCTCGCCATGGATCTGCGACCGCAGGATGCCGCAGAGATTACCGCGATGCGGGGCGCCGGGGTTGACTTTGCGGAGGCAATTCGCCAGAGCATTGCGCTATCCAGTCATGCCTGGACGGCTCACCTGGAGGGGCGCATAGCGATGATCGGCGGCGTGGCGCCTGTCGGATCGTTGCTTGGGGGCAACATCGGCAGCCCCTGGCTACTGGGCTCGTCAGTGATGTTTCGGCGTCCGGGTGTACTTACCCGCACGGGCCGCCGATATGTTGCTTTTATGCACACCATCTATCCGGAACTACGCAATTTGATCGACCACCGCAACGCGGTCAGTATTGCGTGGCTGCAACGTCTTGGATTCACCATCCACACCGACGAGGCGGTCGCGTGCGGCCCGGACGGAGTGCTCTTTTACCCATTCAGCAAGAAGGTCTGATATGTGTGTTGCAGCTGCACCCTACATGATGCTGGCCGCCACGGCAGCATCTGCCGTCGGATCAGCCAACAGCGCGAGCGCGCAGCGGGCTGGCCTGAACTACCAGGCCGACGTGGCTGCGAACAACGCGCAGATTGCGGAATGGCAGGCTCAGGACGCGATTCGCCAAGGGCAAGAGCAGGAGCAGAACAGCCGTCTGGAATATGCGGCGACGAAGGGCGCGCAGCGCGCGGCGCTGGCGGCAAACGGCGTTGCTCTGGATGAGGGCAATGCCGTGGATATCTTGACGTCCACGGACTACCTGAACGAGAGAGACGCCAGCACGATTCAGGCGAACGCGGCGCGATCTGCCTGGGGCTACCGAACCCAGGGAGCGAACTACAGCGATAACGCCGCGTCGCTGCGGGCTGGGGCCGGCGCAGTAAGCCCCGGGTCTGCGGCGGGCATGAGCCTGCTTGGCAGCGCCGGCCAAGTGGCCGGCAGCTGGTACCAGTATTCCAAAGCTACCAAGTGAGGGTTGAACCGTGCCGCGCGTACCTACCCTAGACGCCCCGCGCGTCAGTTCCTCCGGTCTGCCTGGAGTACGTCAACAGGCCGGCGCCGGCGCGTTGGCGTCCGAGATCGGCGCCCGCCAATCGGTGCAGCTGGGGCAGGGCCTCATGTCAGCGGGCGTGGCCGCGACGAATATCGCCACGGATATGCAACAGCAGGCCAACCAGCTGCGCGTGGACGACGCCGTGAACCAGGCGAAAGAGGCCGCGCTCAAGCTGACCTTTGACCCCCAGACGGGTTACACGAACGTCAAAGGAGTCCAGGCCCTGCAGCGTGATAGCGGCCAGCCGCTGGCGACCGAATACGGTGACCTGCTGAATCAGCAGATGCAGTCCATCGCCGAAGGTCTGGGCAATGACGCCCAGCGACTCGCGTTCCACCGCGCTTCTCAGACTATCGGGCTGCAGTTCCAAGAGCAGGCAACCCGCTATGAGGGCGAGCAGTTTCGCACGTACGCCGCCTCCGTGCGTGAAGGGACGATCGCAAACAGCACCAATGAGATCGCGCTTTACTACAACGACCCCCAGAAGATCGACCAGAACATCCTGTCGATCCAGGCGGCGGTGGCCGACCTCGGCCGTATGAAAGGCCTATCCGCTTCGCTGATCGAGGCGCAGACACGCAAGGCGACCAGCAATGCGCACCTTACGGCGCTATCGTCTGCGTTGCAGAAAAACGACGTTGCCTACGCAGACGCCTACATGCGCAAGTACGCACCCCAGATGGACGCAGACGACATGCTGCGCATCAACGGTCTGCTGACCAAGCAGATGGACGCGCGCTTGGGCACAGCGGCGGCCACCACGGCGGTGAACCGCGCGATGCCCCGCATTATGCCCACTCCGGCGGACCGTCTTGTCAACCTTGTGACGAGTAGCGGCACCCAATTGCCGACGGAACTGACCGCGCTGATTGCGCAGGCCGAGAGCAACGACCGGGATCTGAACCCTGACGGGTCGGTCGTCACGTCCGCCAAGGGCGCCAAGGGCCGAATGCAGGTCATGGACGCCACCAATCGAGATCCGGGCTATGGCGTGACGCCGGCGCGCGACGACAGCTTGGAAGAGCGGGCCCGTGTTGGGCGCGATTATTTCCAGGCCATGCTGCAAGAGTATGGCGGCAATCTGACGCAGGCCCTGGCCGCATACAACGCCGGGCCCGGCAACGTGAACAAGGCGCTGAAGGAAGCCGACAAGGCCGGCGACCGGGCCAACTGGATGAACTACTTGCCCAAGCCCGACGAGACCATCCCTTACGTGCGCAGCATTCTGGCAAAGTACGAAGCGGGGCAAGGGGCACCGGCCAAGCCCACCCTCTATGAATTGCAGCGCAACGTGCGCGACGAGATGCAGGGGCAGAGCCCCGAACGCATCCGCATCGCGCTGGAAGAGACGGCGCGCCAGTACGAGGTCGCAAACAAGGCCATCAAACAGCGTGAGGACGAGGCCGTGGCCAGCGCGATGCGTGAGATCGTCGCCAACGGCGGTCGCTACTCAGATCTTCCGTTGGCGGTGCGCGCGAACATCCCGGCCAAGGATATCGCCGAGGTGATGAGTTTCGCAGGCAAGATCGGCAAGGGCGAAGACCGCACCAACGAAGCCGTTTACCAGAAGCTCGCCGGCGATCCCGCGTATCTGCGCAGTCTGTCCGACAACGAGTTCTATCGCCTGCGTGGGGAATTGAGCGAATCCGATTTCAAGACCTTCGCAAACCAGCGCGGCGCGGCAGCCGGCCGGGGCGTGGATAAGGCCGACGAGCTGAACACCTCGGCGATCAACAACACGCTGAACAACCGGATGGCGACGCTGAAGATCGACCCGACGCCCAAGGACGGATCGAGCGACGCCATGCGCGTCGGCGCCATCCGCAAGTTCGTCAACGACGCCGTGCTGTCTCAGCAGAAGGTCACAGGCAAGCAGATGAACGATCGGGAGACCGAGGAATTTATCGACGGGCTATTCGCCAAGTCGGTGCAGTTCCGCAGCTTCTGGTTCGGTACCTCTAACGAGCGGCTGCTCACGCTGAAGGCTGGTGACATTCCTAGCGAAGTCAAGAAGTCCTTGAAGGCGGACTTCAAGAAGAACGGGATTGACGATCCCACCGAGGCCGACCTGTTGGGGGCTTACTGGCGGATGCAAACCGCGCTGCAACGCCAGCGCGCTACTGGAGTGGTTACGGACTGATGGCCGAAGAACTGGACACCTCGAGCGCCGTCGCGGCCTACTTGAACGACCCGAACCCACCTCCGGCGGACCCGGCCGGGGCTACGCGTGTTTCCGTGGCGGCGGCGCTGGGCAGCAACCCCGACCTGGAGGCCGAGTTGCGCCAGGTCGCGTCGCGCACAGGCATACCGATCGATTCGGTACGCCGTCACCCCGAAGAGGTGAAGCGCGAAGCGGCCTTGACGTCCTTCGACTTCGAACAGTTGGCCCGGGATTACCCCTCCACCGCGGCGTACCTGGCCGGCGTCGAGAATGCACGGATTGCGCACGATGACGTCGACAACATGGGCGTCTTGGAGAAGGGCATCCGTGGGCTGTCGAATCTGGGCAGCGCCGCGGCTTCGGCGTTCCCGCAGGCCGGCGGCGCACTGTGGCGCGTCGGGCAGGCAGCGGCCGAGAACGTCGCGCCGCTGCTTGATCCACTCGCCGGCACGCTGCTGCCGGAAAACCCGCTGCGCCGCCTTGCCGCCGGGATGGCCGGCCTGGGCCGCGCGGGCGAAGCGTCCGCCAAGGACCTCCTGCCCCAGGCTACCGGCAACATCGAGGCCGGTGTCTACTCGGGCGTTCAGTCGCTAGTGACGATGGGGCTGACCCTGCCGGCCAGCATCGTGACCGGCAACCCTGCGCCTACGCTCTACGGCATGGCGGGCATCACGGGCGGCCAGGCGTATGGCCAGGCCCGCGAGGCAGGATTGGACCCGTACCGCGCGTTGATGTTCGGCACGTCGCAGGCGGCTATCGAGTACGCCACCGAGCGTATCCCGGTCGGGCGGTTTCTGCACGACATGAAGGCCGGGACACCGCTGTGGAACATGCTGATGCGCCAGGTGGCGGCCGAGATTCCGGGCGAGCAGGTGGCGACGGCGCTGCAAGACCTGAATGAATGGGCCATTCTCAACCCGGAAAAACCGTTCTCCGATTACCTGGCAGCGCGTCCAGATGCTGCGGCGCAGACCCTGGTGGCCACCATCGTGGCATCGGGCGGCGCCGTGGGAACTGCGCAGTTGGCCAGCACGGCGGCTGATCGGCTGGCCGGCCGAACCGTGCAGGCCGAGCGCGCGCAGCTGGACGGTCAGGTCTTAGCTGAGCTCGATGCAACGGCGGCGGCGTCCAAGTTGCGGGCGCGCTCGCGCGACGACTTCCAGGCTTTCATCAAGGAAGCCATGGGGGACGGGCCGGTGCAGGACGTCTACATTCGCGCCGAAGACCTGGCGCAGTCGGGCGTCGATGTGGCGCAGCTGGCGCAGGTGTCCCCGGCCGTGGCCGCGCAGTACGAGCAGGCGCTGGCCACGGGCGGCGACGTGCGCATTCCCGTTGACGAGTACGCGACGCGCGTGGCGGGCACAGACCTGTCACAATCCATGCTGCCGTTCCTGAAGACGGACCCGGCCGGCATGACCCAGGCCGAGGCTCAGGACTTCATGCAGAACCGAGGCGAGCAGCTGCGCGCCGAGGTCGAAAAGGTCATGGCCGAACGCGAAGCGGACGCCCCGTTCAAGGAATCCCGTGAGCTGGTTGAAGCCGAGCTGATGACCCAGCTTGAACAGGTGGCCCGCTTCACGCCGGATGTTAACCGCGCTTATGCCGGCATGATGTCCAATTTCTACGCCGTGCAGGCCGCGCGCCTGGGCGTGACACCGCAGGAAATGTACCAACGCTACCCGGTCCAGATCCGCGCCGAAGGCTTCGGTCAGCTTGACCAGGCAGCGACCGCGCAGACGGAAACCCCGGCTTTCAAAGAGTGGTTCGGCGATAGCAAGGTGGTGGACGCGCAGGGCAAACCGCTGGTTGCGTATCACGGGACCAACGCGGAGATTGAGGCATTCGACCCAGGTCGGCTTGGATCCGCGACGGGCGATGAAGGCGCACGCGAAGGGTATTTCTTTACCTCACAACCCGACGAGGCTGACCATTACGCCCGTGAAGCGACGTTTTCCGCTGATCGCGCCGCGTACGACGCTGGGGCGCGAGGCGCAGTCTACCCCGTGTATCTTCGGATGACGAATCCACTTCGAGTGGACTATGCGGCGACCACGCAGCCGGAGGTTATTAAAGAAGCCAAAGCCGCAGGACACGACGGCATCATCGACGCTCGGGGCGACTATGTGGTTTTTTCGCCCGAGCAAATAAAGAGCGCAATCGGGAACCGTGGCACCTTCGACGCCAACGAGGCGAGCATCCTGAACCAGTCGGCGCGTGGCGCCTACAACATTGACACGCGCACGATCTCGCTGTTGCAGAACGCAGATTTGAGCACTTTTTTACACGAGTCGGGCCATTTCTATCTGGAAGTGCTGACCGATATCGCGCGGCAGCCGGACGCACCCGCCGCGGTGCGCGACGACGTGCAGAAGCTCCTCGGTTGGTTCGGCGTGCAGGATCTGGCGGCCTGGGACGCCCTCGATCTGGAAGGCAAGCGCCCGCACCATGAACAGTTGGCGCGCGGCTTCGAGGCCTACCTGTTCGAAGGCAAGGCCCCCACGCCCGAACTGCAGGGGCTGTTCCAACGCTTTCGCGCCTGGATGGTCGCGGTCTACCGCTCGCTGTCGGCGCTGAACGTGGAACTGTCCGACGAGGTGCGCGGCGTGTTCGACCGCATGCTGGCATCCACCGAGCAGATCCGCGAAACGGAAACCATGCTCGACTACAAGCCAGCCTTCACGTCGGCCGAGCAAGCCGGCATGACCCCGGAAGAGTGGGCGCAGTACCAGGCCCTGGGGCTGGAAGCGACCCAGGACGCTGTCCAGCAGCTGGAGGCCCGCAGCATCCGGGACATGAAATGGCTGTCGGGCGCGCGCAGCCGCGTTATCGCCCAGATGCAGCGAGAGGCCGCCGACCGGCGCAAGACGGTGCGCAAGGAGGTCGAAGCCGAGGTGATGGCCGAGCCTGTCAATCAGGCCAAGACGTTCATGAAGCGCGGAATTGACCCCGCCACGGGCGAGCCGGCAGAGGGGCCGACAAAGCTGCAGATCAGCGCGCTTGAAGACATGTACGGTGGGGAGGGCGACCGCTACGCCATGCTGGATTGGTCCAAGCTGGGGTATGGCAAGTACGGCATGTTGGCCGAAGACGGACTGAACCCCGACATCGTGGCCGATCGCTTCGGCTTCGCGTCGGGGGACGGCCTGGTGCGTGCGGTGCTGGCGGCGGAAGATCCGCGCGTCAAGATCGAGGCGCTGACCGACCAGCGTATGCTGGAGCGCTACGGCGATCTGACCGACCCGCAGAGCATCGCGCGCGCCGCCGACGAGGCGGTCCACAACGAGGCGCGCGGCCGGTTCATCGCCACCGAGGTCAACGCCTTGCAGCGCGCGCTCGGCCAGCGCCAGGTGCTGGCCCGCGCCGCGCGCCAGTTCGCCGAGGCCACCATCGCTCGCCTGCGCATCCGTGACGTTCGGCCCAGCCAGTGGGTCGTGGCCGAGGCGCGCGCGGCGCGCGCCGCCGAGGCGGCCCTGCGCAAGAACGATTTGCAGGGTGCGGCCGTCGAGAAAAAGCGCCAGCTGGTGAACAACTATGCTGCGCGCGCCGCCCAGGCCGCCCAGGCCGAGATCGAAAAGGATCTCAACTACATGAAGCGGCTGTCTGGGTCGACATCGCAGTCGGGCATGCGCGGCGAATCCCTGGTCCAGTTGAACGCGCTGCTGGCGCGGTTCGACCTGCGCACCAGCATCTCGCTGCGGCAGATTGACGCCGCGAAAACCCAGAGCCTGGCCGAGTTCATCGCCAGCGAGTCCGAGCGCCTGGACGCTGTCATGCCGGATCTGCCGGCATACATTCTCGACGAGGGCTTCCGCCGCCATTACAAGGACATGTCCGTCGAAGAATTTCGCGGCCTGGTGGATAGCGTGCGCCAGCTGGCAAACCTCGCACGCCGCGAGCAGAAAATGTACACGGCACTGCGCGACATGTCGTTCGACGAAGAGCGCGGCGCCATCCTGGCGCGTCTGCGCGAGTTCAACCCGAAGGCGTTCGATGAGGCCGGCGACCCGTTGGCGCGTGAACCGGAATTCGTCCCCAGTATCCGTAAGTCTGTCTCGAAGCTGGGCGACGGGTTCGCCGGCGAGTTCCTGAGCGCAGAGACCATCCTCGATATCCTGGAGGGCGGCAAGTTCGGCCAGGTGCATGAGTCCCTATTCGGTCGCATGAGTTCGCGCGCCAACTGGAAGGCGACGCGCATGGAGAAGGTCTACCGCGACCTGAAGCCGCTCTTCAAGCAGTGGAACCTGAAAGAGCGCCGCGACTACGGGCGCAAGGGCATCCTTGTGCCCAGCATCGGCACCAGTATCACCCGAGAGAATGCGCTGGTGGCCGCGTTGCTTTATGGCAACGCCGACGGCCGTAAGCGATTGGAGAACTACGGCTGGAACGAGAACCGCATGCAGGGCGTGCTGGACGTGCTGGACGAGCGCGACTGGAAGCTGGCCAATGCCATCTGGGAGCAGTTCGACAATAAGCTGTGGCCCGAGCTGGAAGCGCTGAACAAGCGTACGCGCGGCAAGGCACCGCCCAAGGTCGAGCCGCTGCCGTTCCCCACGAAGTACGGCGAGGCCCGCGGCGGCTATTTCCGATTGAAGTACGACACGGATTTGGACGAGCGCGCGCACCGGTTCGATGAGGGCGCCGCAGTGCGCGAGCTGCTTGGCGGCGGCATGGGCATGGCCGCCAAGACCAACCAAGGCAGCAGCACTCAGCGCAAGGATGGCGTTGTCATGCGCCCACGCCTTGACCTGGGCGTATTCGTAGAGGCCGTGAACGAGACGGTGCACGACCTGGCACTGCGCGAGGCGGTGGCCGACACGATGCGGCTGCTGAACGACAAGGGCATCCAGACCGCGATCAAGTCGTCGGTTGGCGTGCCGGCCTACCGCGCGCTGGTCAACCGTGTGCGCGAGGTCGCGGCGCCGCCGCGCAACCCGTCCGGCTTCATCGAGAAGATTCTCGCCAGTGCGCGGCGCAACACCATCGTCGTGCTGATGTCCGGTGTCAAAACTGCACTGCAAAACGTGGTCGGCTTGGTGCCGGCGCTGACTCGTGTGAACGCCGGCAGCATCGGTCTGGAAATGGCGCGCTTCTACAGCCCGGCGATGGCCGAGCGGTATCGCTTCGCAATGGACAATTCGGAGTACATGCGCCACCGCTACCAGAACTTCGACCGCGACCTGAACGACATGGCTGCCAAGCTGACGGTCAAAGGCCGGCTGCTGCCCGACACGGCGACGATGCTGGCGCTGATGGGGCTGGTTGACCGCGGCGTGTCTGTGCCGCTGTGGAACGCAGCGTTCAAGGACGGCATGGTGCAGTTCGACAACGACAACGCCAAGGCGGCCGACTACGCCGACCACATCGTCCGGCAAACGCAAGGCAGCGGCCGCGACGTGGATCTGCCGAAGATCATGTCGGGGCACGGCGGGTACGGCCAGCTCAAGCGCCTTTTCACGATGTTCTACAGCTACTTTAACAGCCAGCTGCAGATGCTGGTGCGCGCCGGGGCTATCGCCAAGCGCGAGGCCAGCAGCAACCCGGGGCTCGCCATCGCCAAGTTCACTGTGCAATTCGTGATGATCGCAGTCCTACCGGCCATTCTCACCGAAATGATGATGGGCAACGGCGGCGATGATGAAGACGAGGACAAGCTCGCCAAGCGCTACGCGCGGGCCCTTGCTATGTACGGCGCCGGCATGTTCCCGATCGTGCGCGATATCTCGTCCTATACCTGGTCGGTCTTCGACAAGGACACGTACAACTACGGCTACAAGATCAGCCCGGTGCAGTCGGCGGGCGAAGGTGTGGTAAAGGGCATCTCGTCGCTGACGGACATCGCCGCGGGGGAGGGGGATATCGTTGACACGAAGAACGTAATTATGGGGACAAGCTTTGCTTTTGGGCTGCCCGGAAAACTGATCTCGGATTTCGTGGCCGGCGCCAACGCCTGGATGAACGGCGACGCGGGGCCGGAAGCCCTACTGCTCGGGGCACCGCGCCGGTAACCGGGTGTACATACCGTTTATCGGAGCTTTGAGAATCGGGGTGATCTGAGAGGACGCCCCGATGACCATTTCTTCCACGACTCGCAAGGCGGGGCCGTTCTTCGGCAACGGCGCGACGACTAGTTTCCCGTTCACCTTTAAGGTGTTCAAGAAGCAGGACCTTCAGGTCACGCTCACCGACGTTGTGGGGGACCACCCGCTTGTCCTGGATTCAGACTATTCGGTTCTACTGAATGTAAACCAGGATTCCAATCCCGGCGGAACGGTCCTCTATCCGATCCTGGGCGCCCCGCTTGCTTCGGCCGAGCGGTTGACCATCTTCGGTGCACTTCCCAATGACCAGCCCACCGATATCCAAAACAACGGAGGGTTTTACCCGCAGGTCGTTGAGGATATGGGCGACCGCTCGACGATTCAAATTCAGCAGCTCGCGGAGGAAACCGGTCGTGCGCTGAAGCTGTCCGTCTCGGATATCGATGGTCAAGGCGCTTACAGGGCTGGTGGTAACACCATCCAGGATCTGGGGGCACCGCAGCGCACGACTGACGCTGCGCGCCAGCAAGACGTCATCGAGGCGATTTCTAACCTATCCACGGACGGTTCCGGGCAGTTTGTTGTTGAACGACTGGCCGATGCAATTGCGCCCGGAAACGGTGCGAATATGGTGGCCTTTCGTTCTCGGGCGCCGAGCGCGATTCCTCTTACCGTCCAAAACGTGCTGGACCAGTGGCTGACGCCACAGTACTTCGGGGCCGTCGGCGACGGCGTGGCGGATGACACATTGCCGATGCAACGTTTCGCTGCCGCGCAAACGCATCGCCAGAAACGGATCCCGGCTGGACGCTACCGTGTCACGGCGCCTATCACCTTTCAGCCTGGCGATGATGTGGAAGGTGACGGCCCTGACACGGTGATCGTTGCGGAGCCTGCGGGGTGGACCGGTGCGTATGTTATGGGCGTAAGCGGTGCACTGGTGGCGTTGCCTGCTTTGAGTTCCAACGTGCAGCGGGGTTCCGCGTCGTTCTCTGTCGTATCGGCGCCCGCGCTGGCGCCTGGCGATGTCGGGATAATCTACAACCCGACCAATTCGTCATTCTCCGCGTGGCGAACGTATTACCGTGCGGGAGAATTCTTCAGGGTGAGTTCAGTGGATGGCTCCACGGTGCGCGCCATGGGACTCACCTATGCTGGGTACACTGCGGCGCAGGTGAACCTGTATAAGGTCGTCGGTGCGTCCACGCGCTTTAGTTCGTTCCGTATCGAACAGCCCTCCACACAAAATGCTGGCCTGCGCGTGTCGTTGATCGACACTCCTATCATCCAGAACATCACTACGAACGGCAGCACCTATTGCGGCATCGAACTTGACCGGTGCTTTGACGTGCGCGTTGACTCAAATGTCTTCCAGGCGTCGCCAGCCGTAGACGATGAATACGGGTTACTCATCAGCAATTGCCAAGGCGGGACGCTGACTGGAGCTTTCTATGGCGGGCGCCATGCAATCGCGTTTGGGGGAGGGTCGGCAATAGGTTCTGTGCCGTGCCGAGGCATATCCGTGTTTGCGTCCAACATGGGTTGCAACAATCCGTCCGCGGCCCAGGATCTGCATGGCAACACCGAAGACATTCGTTTCTTCGGCGGAACGTTTGCCAATGGCGGCGTCATCGGTGGCCTCAATCATCGCTTCAGCAACTGCCGGTTTCTAGGGAACCTGAATAGCGGAGTGGCGCTATTCGCTGGTGAGCCTGTCGGTGGCGGGGCCAGCGTCTTCACGGGTTGCCATTTCGAATCGTCCCGCAACCCAAACGCTGAGGCGGGAGCATTTGGCATGTTGGACCTGGGTAACAACTCGGTGAACATGAGTGCCGATACGACCTACCAGTTCGACGGCTGCACCTTCCGTGCTCCAGCGGGATGTACCTATCTGGTGAAAGCCGCCATCGACGGAACCCCGGGCCGAGTGAATCTGATATTCAATGCGCCGCGTGCAGTCAACGCGCCGGATGTTACCGAGTTCGTGAGGCTGTCGAAGTCGTCTGGCTCCGGTTCTTTCGGTGTGGTCCGAGTTCGCGAGATATCAGGATTCATAACCTCGGGCCTGAAATATGTGTTCCTGGACGGTGCCGTGACTGCGGATCGATTCCAGCTGCCCAGACAGAACGGCATTGTGAACATCCCCGTGGCTACCGCCGCGGCGAGCGGCAATCAGTCTGTGGCGATGCCAAATCCGTATCCGCGAGCGCCCAACGTCCTGATCACTGCCAGAGCGCCCACTGTGGACAACAAGCGCGTGGGGTACTCGGTGAGCGGTATTTCCGCGACGACGTTCTCCGCAACGTGCTACCTCACCACCGACAGCGCAACCACGACTGCAGCTTCGTCGGGCCAGGCGGCCTGGGAAACGATCTTGGAGGAATAGGTGGTCGAGCCCACACAACGTAGGCACAGGAGGCGCCATGCCCCAAAGGATCAGCAAGATGAAACTGGATGACGCGGCGATCCAGGCCGCCAATCGCACAACCGAAACAGGCGCAGTAACTGGTGTAGTTGGGTGGGCCGCGCAGGTTAACTGGATCGGCTGGGCCGGTTTTCTGGTTGCGGTCGTCGGCCTGCTGGCCAATCTGTACTACCAGCGGCGGCGCGATCGGCGCGAGCAGGCCGAAAGCGAGGCGCGCATGGCAGCTTTACGGGAGAGGTGCAGACCATGAAGCTGGGAACCAAGATCGCGGGCGGCGCGGTCACCCTGGTTGCTTCTGGCGCCCTCACGCTGTTCTCGCCCACACTGCACTCCTTCCTGGGTAAATGGGAGGGCGCGGGGCAAAACGTCGTCTATGCCGACAAGCTGGCCGGCGGGCTGCCCACGGTGTGCAAGGGCATCACCAAGCACACCAGCCCGGAGCCGCTGGTGGTGGGCGACTACTGGGCACCGGAGCGGTGCGAGCAGGTGGAGCGCCTTGTGGTGACCAAGGGCCAGTTGAAGCTTGCCGACTGTATCGATGTGGTGGTCAGCCAGCCGATATTCGACGCCCTAAGTAGCCACGCGCACAACTTCGGCACGCCCAGCACCTGCGCGAGCCGAGCGGTAGGCTTGATCAATGCCGGTCACCTGCGCGAGGGGTGCAATGCCCTGGCGCACGCCCAGAACGGCTCTCCGGTCTGGGCCTATGTCACGGACGCCAAGGGCGCCAAGGTCTTTGTGCAGGGCCTGTACAACCGTCGCCTGGACGAGGAAAGGCTATGTCTGTCAGGTCTGGACTGACGTATGTGGCCGTCGGCGCTGCTGCGGTGCTGCTGGTGGGCGCCGGTGCAGCACTGTACGGCGCCCACCAGTACCGGGCTGGTGGCGACGCCCGGCAGGCCGAGATCGAGCAGCGCCAGGCCGCGGTCGAACGCGGATGGCAGGAGGAAAGGGACCGTGCTGATGCTCAACACCGTGGTGCCGTACTGGCGCGTGAAGCTGCGAAAACTGGCCTGGCTGCTGCCCGTGCTGAGCTTGACCGGGTGCTTCGCGCCAATGGCCGGGATCCCGCGAATCCCCGAGCCAGCGGCCGACCTGATGAAGCCGGCGCCGACTGGATCGGAGGTTTTGCAGCGTGCTACGCGGAATATGGGGACCTGGCTACCGACGCCGCAGAATGGGCCGACCAGGTGAACGGGCTGCAGGGCTACGTTCGAGGCTTGCGGGGCTCTCGCTGAGAAGGAATGAGCCAGTTATACCGACGAGCTTATGAGACCGCCAGCGATGCTGACGACCAGCGGGTGTTCAAGAAATTTTTGTAGGCGGGACTTTGCTTCGGCCTTTTCTTCGGAAGACGCGTTGGAGCCTTCAATCCGCTCGACCATTTCGTTAATGGCTAGTCTGAAGCTCATCGTGTTGTGGTCTCCGACCTGAATCCCTGCGGAATTGTGAATGTTGATTGTGGTCGTTTTGGGCTCCGTTCTGGCGGGGAGCGCTGTTGTCTTTTCGAGATCCAATTTCCAGAACGGATCGTCCAACCCCTCCATGTAGGTAGCCAACTTAACGAGGTATGACTCCTCGCGCCCGCTAGGTAATTCGCGAGAAATATAGTCCCCCTCTGTTGCGTCAAACTTCTTGTCGAATACCACCAATCGTTTTCCGGTGAATGCTCCATAGAAAGGCCCAGTACGTTCACCGCTCAGGCTCCGCACATAGACTTTCGCATTGTTCGTATCGTGCATACCCCTCTCCTTTGGTGTATGAACGGCAATGTGCCATGCCTTTGGTTAGAAGTCACGCCGCACGAGGCTTGCGGCGGCGCTGTCCTGCCTCCGACACGTGCGGGCCGATCCAGTAGCGTTTGATCGTGGTGCGCGGCGTTCGGGCCAGATATTTAGATGCTTGTCCAGGTTCATTGGGAAGCACCGTCGACCTACCTTTTAAGGCCTGCTCGCGACTGGAGTGGAGGTTTTGGGACTTGCCACTCGAGATACGCCGACGGACGACGGGCGGCCAGGCCAATTGGGCGGACTTCCGGGGCGTATTTGCACGCTGCGCGGTTACCTAAATCGTGACCGGATCTGTGAAAAAAAAACTCGCCAACGGACATCTAAGCGCAGCATTTGCAGAGGGCTGTCGCTGCGAGTCTTGCGGTTGCGCTTCCGTTAGCGAGCCGCATCATTGTATTACGATCAATAGCCTCAGCGATGTGTAGTCGAGGGAGGTTCTAGGTGTTAACGCGCAAGTAAAAGGGGCTTTTGTAATGGCTCACCTCGGCGCTGGCGCTGCTGCCGGCGCGCATGGACACGGCCGAGGCGCGCGTCATGTTGCTGGCAATCGGCCTGCAGGAAAGTCGATTTACGCACCGCCAGCAGATCGGCGGGCCGGCGCGGGGCTTCTGGCAATTCGAGAAGGGCACGCGCGCCAGCCGCGGCGGCGTGTGGGGCGTGTTCCTGCACGCGGCGAGCAAGAGCCACTTGGCGGCGCTCTGCAAGGCCCGCAGCGTAGTCTGCGACCCTGATGCGATCTACGCCGCGCTGGAGTATGACGACGTGCTGGCCGCCGGCGTGGCGCGGCTGCTGCTGTGGACCGACCCGAAGGCGCTGCCGCCGGTCGGTGACGCTGACGCTGGCTGGGCGCTGTACCTGCGCACCTGGCGACCGGGCAAGCCGCATCCGCAGACTTGGTCGGCGCTGTATGCCCAGGCCACGGCAGCCTTGGAGGCATGAACATGTCGGCATTCATTCAACGGATATGGGGCTACGTCGTCGCCGCGGCTGCGGCGGTTGTCGCAGTGGCGCTGGTCTACCTGCGCGGGCGCAGCGCTGGCCGTGCGGATGAGCGCCAGGAGCGCAACGAGAAGATCAACGAACAGGCGGCGAAGGCTCGCCAGGAGGTGCGAAATGTGGAGGACGTCGTTGCCCGTATGGACGATGATGCTGTTTCTGATCGGCTCAAGTCTGGCTGGGTGCGCGGCCCCGGCCAGGGTGGGCGTTGAGTATTGCGACCATGCGCGGCCGATCTACTTCGACTCGCCCGCCGAGGTGGATCGAACGCCGGCGGATGTGCGGCGCCAAGTGCTGGAGAGGAATGAGACCTGGGATCGCCTATGTACGACGGGACGATGAACTCGCGCGAAATACAAGAAGCCCCCGGCCTGCGGCCAGGGGCTTTTTGATACCGGCTCGTTAGTTGGCTTTTTTCTTGCGCAACACAATCCGGAACGGACGGCCGTCAGGGCGACGGATGACCCGTCCCTTTACGGTAATAGTCATCCGATAGATGACTTCTTCGGTGTCGTTCGGCTGCATGTAGATGCTCCTAGACGCCGTCCCAACTTTCGCCTTGACATTTGACAGTCGGTTTGGCGACCGACTACGATGCAACTTCTACCTTGCAGTCAAGGTGCGTCGTCCATGGGACCTTTGGGCTTCGCATTCTTTGAGGGGCTTCGGCGTTGGCGCGCTGAAGCCCCTTATATTTTCAAGGGTATCTAGATCATCGAGGCCAAGTATCTGAGCTGCTTCTGGTAGCGGGTGGCGGACGCGTTGACCTGCAACCTGCGGCCTTCGACAGTGTGAAAGGTCTTTACCCGGAGTTCGGTAATAGGTATGCGCCGCGCGCCAGAAATTCGGCCCGCAGAGTGGAAATCGTCGGTGATAACGAACGCGTCACTAGGATCTGAATGGCCAAACAGCGGCGAATACTTCTCGGCGATTCCTATAGCTCGTTCGATGTACATCCTGGACGCACTATCCGGCGTTGCCTCAACTTGGCTCTTCGAACCAACCATGGTCATGACCACCGCAGCGATCTTGGGAACGGACAGCCCCCCCGCCCGCTCGTTCCACATTTGATAATCACGTGCGGGGTCCGAGAGCATTTTTAAGAGCAACTCGAGCGATTCAAGAGAATGCTCGTCCACGCGGACGGGAACGATCAAAGCATCCACTGCACACCAAGCCAAGTGAGTCCCGCCAGCATAGAACGGGCTGGTGTCCAGCAATATCTTGCTGCAGCGGGCTTCCGCAGATTCTTTTTCGAGCACGTTCCGAAGACCGTGCAGCAACCGTTCTACGGCTACCGTATTCTTTTGCGAATAGGCGGTGTTGAGCTGCTGATACAACAGGGACGGGAACGCGAATAGTTCGGGGCTGCCTCCGATGACATATGCGCCTTTGCCTCCCTTGAAGTCGTCGCAATATCGCGCGACGTTGTACGTGAGGTCAGTGGGAATGTCGCCGAACGCCGAGCCCAGAATCATGGGCTTCATCGCGTCATAGATGTTCACCTTAGGCCGGAAATCGCCCAACAATGTTTCGGTGAAATTGCATTGAGGGCACAAGTCGGAAAATAGCACGGCCTCTTGTCGCGACATTTCATAGGCCAAATTAAAGGCGATAGAAGATTTGCCGACTCCCCCTCGCAGATTTGAGATGGCGTAGCTCTTGAAACCTTGTCCAACTTCTTTCCTGTAGCCTTCCCTCACTACGCGTTGATGATTTGTCAGGACGGTGTCCAAGCCGCTCATGGGAGCCTCCGAAGGAATTAGCAGGAGGCACTGTAACATGCAGGTGGTGCAGGAGCAAATGAAAATTGCAGGTTGTGCAGGAGTGATTATTTTGTGCAGGTGGTGCAGGTGGCGCGGGTGGCTTCGGGAAGCTTGGCTCCAAACGAAAACGCCCCAACCCGTGAGGGGGCTGGGGCGTGGTGCCGATGCGGTGTTCCGGCGAGTCCACCGATGGCGATGTGAATTTAGCACGACTTCAAGTTGTCAAGGCAGTTCGAAGTCACGTCCAAAGGCGTGGACGCCACCACTGTCGACCTTGCCTGCGGGGTCCCACAATCCGTCTTTCGTGACAATGATCGCTTCGCCCGTGAGGGCGACCCGAATGGCAAAGATCCAGAACGAAAGCTCGGATAGGTCCGACATCTGATACTCGGTATGGCCCATGGTGAGGAACTGTGGGGCGGGTATCAAGCCAAGAGTCCATCTCAGTGCGATGCCGAGGGGCCAGATGCGTGCGCGGGCTGTGGCCGGCTTAAAGTACAGGAGCTTTACTCGGGTTGGCATGGCAGATTTCAATCCACTATGGCGTCAACCAACCCTATCAAAGCTTTTGGCTACCAAGTACGCGGGATATCCCTAGGGGTTTATGCTTCGGCGGGGCGGTTGCCGTTATCTAGCATAGATCGTACTTGCCGCCGGCCGGCGTGACCTGCATCGATCTCGACCAGGTAGGCGCGGTCCTCGGCGGTGGCCGCTGGCGGCAGGCTGCAGGCGGCCTGGGCCACGTACGATCCTTGGACCTGTTCGAGAATTCCATTGTTTTCCATGGTCGTCCTCTATCGCGGCCCCATGCCCATGCGCAGCTTGCGCGGATCTTCCAGCAACTCGGCCGTCATCTGATTGCGCTCGAGTACACAGGCCTCGACGGCCAGCGCCGCCATCAGGTCGTCATATATCTCGCCCACCAGGCTGGCGGGCCTCTTCAGGTCGCCGGATATCTGATGCAGGCGCAGCAGCATCGAGCGCATCCGCTTGATCTCCCACAGGAGGGCGATCACATCGGCATTCCAGGGCTGGCGCTCACGGATGGCGCGCAGTTCGTCGAAGGTGAGGGGGGCTTTGAACGGCATAGCGGAAAACACTGGTTATATATCCAGTATATTCCGCTTTAAATGGGGTCGATTGCGTCCGGCAACTGGTATTTGGAATTGCCGACTTGCTGGCGCACCGGGTGCCAGGTAAAGGCGGTTTCGGGCAGCCCTTGCGAGAGCAGCGCGACCGCCTGCGCGGTGGGTAGGTCGGGTTCCATCCATTGCAGAGCCAGGTCGGCAGGTAGCGCCACCGGCCGGCGGTCGTGAACGTCGATCATTCCGCCCGCGCCCTGTGAGCATCTTCCACGGCCACGCGCCGGCCAGGATCTTGTCCAGGCGGCCATTTGACATCAGGTACTTGGAATTGTTGGGGCGCCATCCCCATGGCAGGCGTTCGACTTCGAACTCGCCCGCAAGCTGGTGCATTGCCAGCGGCTGTCTGCCGGGAGGGATGTTGTAGTCTGGACCGGCCGGGTCGGAGAAGATCCGGCGGGGATTGGGGAACAGGCGCTCCACGTAGTCCATGGGGCCTGACTTCTGGACGATGCGACCGCACATCATGCGGCTCCTGATGCCAAATGCAAATTCAAGGCTGGGAGGCGAGAGGTCTTCACTCCATCAAGCAATCGGCTTGGTCGACCGATACTTTGGCCAAAAAACACAAAAAGGCCACGGAAATCCGCGGCCTTTTTGCTGTGGTAGCCATGCGTTGTTAGGCTCGGAACAATGCTGTCGGCATCATAGGCCGCACGGGTTGCAGATTGGCGAGATCAACCGACCGTCGGAAGGCGTGTTCGTCCGATTTCTGAGTGGTCTCGACTTGCTTGTCCACCGAGACACTGCGTTCGATCGCACGGGTCTTCTCCTGATCGATCAGGCTGATAGCCATCAAGAAGAGGTCATTGGCTGTGGGCATCGGGAGTTCCTGGGGGGCGATAAACTTGCTCTTGCCGCAGCATGTAGCGGCTATTCTTTGCAGACGAAAAGTACTCTTTTCTCTTGATCCACACAAGCCCTTCCGCTCGGGTGATCGCTGCAATGTCTACAGGGCCACCGACGGATTGGCTAGGGGCTGTTACTTTTTCTTTCAGAGATTCTAGCACAATCATTGTTTCCGCCAAGTGAACCATTTCATCAATCGGCAACGTACCGATGTTCGATCGGAGATTGACATAGTTGCTATTGAGGAGGGGGACGGTCCAACTTTCGGTGAACGCGGTGTAGGACTCTTCAAGGAGTTGATCGACTTGAGGCCCCGTCAATTTGGTCCCAATTGCGGCTTCAACCTTGCCAATCAATTCGGGCGCTTGGGTTCTGAAAGCCTTTCCCACGGCCAGCCAAGTGTCGAAGCCATATCCCTTGGTAAAGACATCAACCATAGAGGTGGTGGCGAACTGTAGGATTTCCGACGGAGCGTCCCTGGTGATTTTGGCCGACTCCCCGTCCTTAGACACCAGTTTAGATCCTACAAAACCCGAGAACTGATGTTCTATCAGCGACGGGAAATGTTCCTTTTTGCCGAAACCGCAAAACACCAACCCTGTATTGCTCGCGTACTGTGGATAGTCGCGGGCAGCCGCTTCGACCGCAAGGGCAAGCAGCGCATCCGCAGTGAGGAAATCGTAGATCTTGGCTTGTCCGCCAGCGTCGATTGCAGCGAGTGTCTTGTCAAGCTCGACGCCTAGCCCGGCCCGAGCGCCATCGATGAGCCCTGGTATCTCTATTGCCATATCGGGAGCAGCCGCGGGCAGTTTAGTGCGACGATCTGCCTCAAAGATTCCCCACGCGTGCTCCCGCTGCTGCGTGGAAGCACTGGCGTCCCGCAGGATTGAGTGTTCCTTGACGGCCTCAACAATGAACTTAATCGCTATGCGAGAGACCGTCGAAGCAAATTCGTTAGCCCGGTCCGCTGGAGGGAAAAACAGCTCGTTCTTTCGAATGTAATCTAGAAAATGCGTGGCGTATCCCTCTACCGTATCGAAGGAGGCGCGGCCCAGTTCGTCACGGAAGTCCTTGATCACGATTTCCCAAGGCACGCCGAGAAACTGGCCTGAGTCGTAAATCATCAGCCCAATTGGGTCGTGATGCGACAACTGAAAAATTTTGTTTCCGCCTTTGGAATAGCGCGGCTCGCCAGCGCCGTTCGTATAGGTGACGGCGCTGTCTGCCGCAATTACTACCGCATATTTGTTGAGCACAGCAACTTCGCAGGTCATGGGCAGAACTCTCCGGGCGTCGGACTGGGTTAGTAATATTTTATAACATCATTTCCAAGGTGGGGGAACGCGGAGATATGGATGCTGCGGCACCGCTTCGTCGCCGGCGTCATGCTCGACCGGCCGCCGGATGAAAACGCCCGGGTAGCGCGGCCACATGTCGTACTTGCCGCCGGCCGGCTTGTTGGGCGCGCCGAACTTCTTCAGCAGCAGCTCGGCGTCCTTCAGGGTCTGGTAGTGGCTGCACATGGAACCACGTCAGTGAAACACCTTCAGGTACGGTAGCGTTAGCTCGTCCCACCGGGAAATTTTCTCTCCAAACCAGAGCGCCGGGGCCATCCAAAATTCCCGTTCCGGTGTCACCGCCATCAGCCCGGGTAGAGGACCACCTTTTTGAGTGATGGCGTAGTGTGACAGGGCAAGCGCGCGTGTGTGGGCCAGTTGGTCAAATTCTGCATTGGGCTTGCGTCCGAACTCATCATACTTGGCGGGCGGCCCGGGCCAGAACAGCTCCGCAGCATGTTCTTCTGCTTTCTTTAGAAGGCAGTCGATGCGAGGGTTCCCATACAAAAACTTGGCTTGAGCTCGAAGACCACCGAGATGGCGAATCTGCTCCATCGAAAAAACACCTTGCTCCGCTGCCCGTCTGAATTCTTCCGCCACCAGTCGATAAACTTCAAGCCGTTTTTCGAACATATCGAATTTCAGCTTTTTCTTAGCGGTCTGGGCGCTCTGGTAAGCAATATATGCCGCAGCTAAACCGATGATGGGAGTGCCTAGCGCTTGGAGCCATACGGCAGGAGGGGATGAGACAAACCAGTCAGGAAGAGGCATGGAAAGTGTCAATATGCGGTGAAATAGTCAGGCTAGAGTAATAGGTTGTACCGCAATCGAAAATCGGTATTTGATTCTAGAAGGGGGCGGTGTGCCAATATGAGTGCGGAACGCCAAGCGGGTGAGACCCGCATAAAACCAAGATTCCTCAGCAGACTCCGCCGACGATGAAGTTAGGCTACAGTCAAGTTTCCTCAGCCAAGGATCACGCCATGCGGCCTCTTCTTTTTGCAGTTGCTCTAATCGCAACCTCGTCTGCCGTCGCGCAAATGAACTGCAACACCATCGGAGCGTCGACCTTCTGCACGGACGCCGGCGGCACAAGCTACACGGCGAACACCTTTGGGGACACGACGTTTATCAACGGATCGGATGGCTACTCAGCAACCCAGAACTTCATCGGCGGGAGCGCATTTGGCTCGGATAGCGATGGTCGCACGTGGAGCGCCAGCACCATCGGCGGTGCGACCTTCGGCAGCGATAGCAACGGCTACACGTGGTCGGCGGATTCTATTGGTGGCTCCACTTTCATCAATGGCAGTGACGGCGGCAGCACGATGTGCAACCAGATAGGTGGGGCGGTATTCTGCCAGTAAGACGGTCGGGTTACTTCGCCACGTAGGCCACAGTGCAAAGACCGCTGCGCCCGAGTGGGATACGCAGCCGAAGAAAATAGGGTAGGCGCGTGTGCGACGCGAAACGATGAGCGACTTCTGATTCAAAGCACTCCCACGTTTTTGGAGGGCTGGCTACGGTCGATCGTGTCTTGATTCCGTATGATCGGCGAGAGGGAGGAGGCGGTGCGTCGAACGATACAGCGCGCGGAGCTATACGAAAGGGTGTGGGCAGTGCCGATTTCGAAGCTCTGCCAAGAGTATGGCCTCTCGGACAATGGCCTACGTAAACTCTGTCTTCGGTTGAAGGTCCCAGTTCCTGAGCGAGGGTATTGGGCCAAGAAGGCGGTTGGAAAAGCGCGTGTCCGGCCTCAGCTTCCGGTTCTGGCGGGCATGCCTGAGTCGGAGGAGGTAACGATGACAACGAGGGACGAGTCTACTCCATCGCTTGCTATGAGGGCTGAAACCAAGGCGACTCTGAAGCACGATCAGGAATTCGAACAGGATGTTGGCCACCGAGTGGAAGTCGGGGATTTGCCTATGCACAAAGCGTTGGTGCCCGTGCAAAAGCGCCTTGCTCAACGCGTGAAGGACTGGGAGAACGCGCGGAAGAAATATGAAGCCGCCCTGAATAGGCGGAATGTTCGGTCGTGGGAGCCCAATTGGTCCGTCTCCAATCTGTACTGGCCTAGCTTTGAAGAAAACGGGAAGTACCTGTTTTTGAGGAACGAGCGGACCGTAGTTCATGTGACGGAACAGCAAGTGACCCGATCTTTGGGAATTTTGAACGCGTTACTTCACGCAGCACCCCTTCGGGGTTACGTCGTGCCGCCTCCCGAACCTGAGGCGGCGGTGCTCACGTTAAAGCGCAGAGGCTTCGACACTCTGTTGAGGTTAACGGAGCAGGCGACCATCGAAGAGATAAAGGATAGCAGCATCTATTACGCTTATAAGGGGGGTGTGCGAAAGCAGCCTCGTCCGACCGGCATATTACGGATTCATTTCAGGCTGCCGACTCGGCCTGAGAAATTCGTATCCGACGAAGACCGACCGCTGGAAGAGCAACTAAACGACCTTTTCTCCAGACTCGCTAAGGCCGAAGCTGCTTATGCTGAACATCTTCATCGCGAGGTCATTCAAGCAAAATTGCGCGAGGAGGCGCAGACTCGATGGCTCGAAAGGCAGCAGCAATTGGAGGCGGAGCGGCAGGCACAGCAGTTCACCGAGACGCAGTTGAAGCGAGAAAAAGACGAGCGGGAAAACTTCTTGCGGGACCTGTGCTCAGAAGCTGACGCTTGGCAGAAATCGCAATCAGTGGAGTGCTATTTGAGGCATCTTCGCGAGGCATCAGGTGATTCGGCTTCAAGCGAGTTGAGGGAATGGCTCTCTCGGGCGGAAGAAGCTATGAGGGAGCTTGACCCCACCAATCGACGTCTGCGCACATGAAGTGCAGACGCTGCTCGAGCAGCAGCTCGTGGCCAGGGGCGACATCCCGCACGTAGTCGATGTACTTCTGCACCTCGGTGGCCATGTCGATCGTCACCTCGACGGTCTTGCCGGCGCGCATCGGGATGCGCCGGCCCTTGTAGGCCATGGCGTCCTTTGCCTTCACGCGGCGCCATCTCAGCGACTGCGTGGTGTATGCGGGTTCGCTGTCAACCGCGAGCTTTCTTGGATCGTGGGAGATCCTGCGGCGTGCAGGGTACGCGGCTGACCGCGGAGGTGTAACGCGCCGGCGGTAGATAAGTGTTTGGTGCGAACTGCGCAACGCTATCGGCCGGGCACCCGAGCGTAGCCAGGCGGTCGGAAAACGCTATCGCCTCACGCCCACGATTTCAGGGAGCGGTGGGTTGTGTGGCGGGTAGCGGCTCCAGGGCTATGCAAGCTATTGATTTGATTTAATTCCTGGCGGAAGCGGTGAGATTCGAACTCACGAACGGTTGCCCGTTGCCGGTTTTCAAGACCGGTGCAATCGACCACTCTGCCACGCTTCCTGGTGCCGCACTGTACTGCGGGGGCGGCAATCCGGCCGCCAGGCAAACACTCTACCTGACGAAAACGCGACTTGCCGTAAAGGGCGCAATAATAATCCATTTGCCGCGAAGGAGGCACGCGATGCACTGTGTAGAAATCTCACGCCCGGGCGGCCCCGAGGTCCTGGTTCCCGCCGAACGTCCCACGCCCGAAGCCGGCAAGGGCGAAGTGCTGATCAAGGTCAGCGCCGCGGGCGTCAACCGTCCGGACGTGTTCCAGCGCAAGGGCAACTACGCGCCGCCGCCCGGAGCGTCCGACCTGCCGGGCCTGGAAGTGGCCGGTGAAATCGTCGGCGGCGACCTGGCCGGCAGCGGCTTCGCGCTGGGCGACAAGGTGTGCGCCCTGGTCGCTGGCGGCGGCTATGCCGAATACTGCGTCGCGCCCGCCGCCCAGTGCCTGCCGATTCCCAAGGGCCTGTCCGATATCGAAGCGGCCGGCCTGCCGGAAACCTATTTCACCGTCTGGAGCAACGTGTTCGACCGCGGTCGCCTGGCCGACGGCGAGATCCTGCTGGTGCACGGCGGCGCCAGCGGCATCGGCACCACGGCCATCCAGCTGGCCCGCGCCATGGGCAACCCGGTCTACGCCACCGTCGGCAGCGATGACCGCGCTCGCGCGGTCGAGGCCCTGGGCGCCGCGCGCGGCATCAATTACAAGACGCAGGACTTCGTCAAGGAAGTGAAGGACGCCACCGGTGGCCGCGGCGTCGACGTGATCCTGGACATGGTGGCCGGCGACTACATCGCCCGCGACATGCAATGCCTGGCCGACGACGGCCGCATCGTCATCATCGCC